AGGTCTGCTGCTGAGTCTGCTAGGTCTGCTCAAAATAAAGAACTAAAGAGATTGATTAAGGAGAGCATGAAATGAACAAAAAAGGAGATTCAGGAGATGTTATTTTTATTTTAGTAATTATATTTGTAGTTTTATTTGTAGTAGCTTTAACAATTTTCTTAGCTAATGCAGGACTTAAAAAACAATGTAAAATGGAATCAGAAGTAATGGGCGTTGAATGGAAATATAATTTTTGGATTGATTGCATGATTAATGTAAATGACAAATGGATTAAAAGAGATAATTATATTATTAATGAAGAAAAAGAAATGATTGGGGAGGAAAAGGGGAAATGAAAAAAGAAGAAATGAGTTATTTTACAGAAGATTTGAAAGAGTTGGTTATTTTAAATGGAAAAGCATTAAGGGATATAAATGAAGGAGAAATTTTAATCTCTTTTGGTAGATTAGTAACTGAGGAAGATTTAAAATGACTTATAAATACTGCCCAAAATGCACAGCGGAAGGCTCAATCCCGGAAGAAAGTGGAATAACTCACTGCCCTTATTGTGGAACTGAATTAAAAGATAAAAAGGTTGATGAGAAGGATTTTTATGATATAGAGATGCAAGGAGGTAATAACGAATAAATGGACGAACAAAAACCAAACTTAGATAATTGGAATGATTTCTGCGGAGATTTCCTAAAGATTGAATTAGTTAAAGAGTTTCCAATGATTGTAGTTCCTGTTAAAGTTGAAGCGGGATTTGAAGAAGGAAAAGCTAAACTCATTATTGAATTTGAATTAATGGGACGTTCTTGGAAAATGGGCTTAAATAAGACCAACCAAGACGTTTTAAGAAAGTCGGGCTTAGTCTCTCCTAACGCTATTGTTGGGAAAAAGCTAACTTTTGATAAAATCAAAGCGAGAAATCCAACTTTAAACACTATGGTTGATTCTTTTATTTTAGTGAAAGTAGAATGAGAACAACATATAACGACCTATCAATTTGGCTTAAAGCTTGTGTCATCTGCTCTTGGATTTCAATAGCAATAGTAGGCATGGGCTTTTTAATTGGATTTATAGAGGGCTTTTTAGGAGCATACTAAATTCAAGAAATATTTTTTTTTCTTTTTTTATTTTATTCTAAAAGCAAAGAGGTTTTGATTTCCAAAATCTTCTGACTAATAGAATTAACTCTATCTTGTGCAATTCTTAGCTCTTCATTAAGAAGTTCTAAAGTTGTTCGTTCGGTTGTAGTATTTACTACCTCCTCGCTTATTTCTATTGTCTTTTGGTTTTGTCCTTTCTTTTCTGCTTCGTCTAAAAATTTAATTGTTTTCATTATGCTATGGCTAAACTGGTTTCAGTTCCACTACTTCCTTTATACCATAAAGCTCCGCCACTAATAAATAAAGCTCCTGCATTTGTTGGAGTTGCTGGAGCTGCACTATTAAACATTGTTAATGCTCCCCCGCTTATATGAAGTTTTGTTTTTGGATTAGTCGTCCCGATGCCGACATTTCCAGAATTGTAATAAATATTACTTCCAGATATAGTCCATTGCCCAACATGAGAATCGCAATAAGTTTTATTTACAATATCGTAAGCATTAACTGGCACCTTCTGTATAGTTCCTTCTCGTGTTGCTATATTTTTCCTAACAGCATAATCATCAAGGATTCCCGCAGATTTATTTAAATCAATAGTTTTCAAAGGGGCTTCTTTTTTTGGAATAAAAGGATTTTTAGTGAATACCATAAGAATTAATAAAAAACAAACTTAATAAATTTATGCCGCAGCTCTTGCGTATTTGATAACTGCAAAACTTGCTCCGCCAGTTGGAACTAAGTCGTGATGGTCTGTTACTGCAGCGTCATTTCCAGCGTCCATAGCTGCAACAGCCAAAGCCAAAGTTGCATAATTTCCAACGATAGAAACTGTTAAATCTCCAGCTGCCATTTTATGCGGAAGTCACCAGCTCAAATGCGCCAGTTGTTACGCAGATATATAATTTAGCTCCCGAAAGAACCAGTGTTCCTGGCTCTGCATAAGTCAAAGTGTTTGCTCCTTTAGAAGGAACAACCAATGTTAAAGGTCTAAGAATTTGAGTATCACTATCCATGATTACTTCCTCGTATTTGTAATTTTACATACTGCGTTAGGAACTGGTATTTGACAAACTCCTCTTTCCCATGCTCTGATAGTTGTAGATTTTCCAGGGTCTTCAATAGTTCGTGTTGTAAGAGGTGTAGCTTCTTTCCAAGTTAATGCTTGTTTAGCTACTACAATATAAGCTTGGTCAGCTGTAACAGTTTCAGAAATCATAATTTTTAATCCGCAAAGCATATTCACAACACCATTTGATACAGCACTTACACTTTGGAAAGTTGGGTGATTTAATACTTTTGAGTTTGAGATTATGTTTGTGTAATCTGTTCCATTAACTACTAAGTAACCATTTCCGTTTAAAGCGTCTATTCCATCAGCTCTAAGCATATTTACTCCGTAAAGAATATCATAAATTGGATCTCTATTTGCCACAGTTGCAGAATCCCACTCATTTCCAGCTGTGATAGCAAAAGTATTTCCAGCACTTCCAGACATAACAGCTTCAATAGCTTTATCTACTTGGTAAGTAATCTTTTGAGTTAATCTGTAAATCTTTCTCTGAAGCATAGGTATAGTTGCTGTTTGTTCAGCTTCAATAGAAATAATGCTTTCTCCAGCGTATTTCTGAATAACACTTTGAACCTTAGTTTCTGTAACATCAAAGAATGGGAATGGAGCATATTGAGGAACGCCCTTAATACCTGAACCAGTTAATCCGTCAGTTTGGTCTTCGTTTGTTTCTCTAAAGTATGATTCTGTCCATGCAGAAGAACTATCAATTGTGCAAAGTGTCTTTAATTTGTAATCTAATGCTGCTACTGCTTTTACAGCTCTATCAATATTCTCATATCTTAAGTCTGCTTCTCTATCTGTATCAGCCATTTTACATTAACCTCCCTACTCTAACTCTTACAACCTCACTTGAAGCAGCAGCTTCTAAAACTTTACCAACAATAGCACCAGTAACCATTTCGGCTTCAGTTGCTTGTTTAATAAGATTAGCACCAGATAAAGAGCAAATTCCACCAAGAGTAATTGCAGAAGTAGCATTTGTAATATCCCAAACTCCATTAACAGCTGCAGTTATTTCTACAATTCCATCTGAAGCTGTTTTTTCTTCCCATGCAATTCCAGCGAAAACATCAGCTCCCGAACTTGCGATAGCTGTATTATCACCAGATAATTTTAAAAGAGTTCCAATAGCAATACCTGTTCCGTCGGCAACAGTGTATCTCATAAATTCAGTTGGAGTTTCAATGCACTGAGCTTCGTTTGTCATGCACAACTAAGAAATAAAAAGTATTTAAATGTTTGCACTAAGGTATCTTAGTTCAAGGTTTTAGAATTAAATGGCTTCTCCGCCCTTAAATGGACCTTCTGTAAAAGTATCGTCGTCATAAGTTCCTATTGGAACTATCTCAGCGTTAGGTCTAAATATTGGAAGTCCTGTATTTGTAGTATCTATCTCTGGAATTTTTTTTAAATGTAAAAACTTTCTTAAAATCTTAGATAAAAAATTTAAAGAGTTATGCCAAACACTCGGGTTTAAAGTTCTAAGGACTGTTTGTAATTGTTCTTTAGGAAATCCTAAACAATAAAGTTGTATTGGTTGAACATTTAATTGAAGTTGATATTCTCCAGCATCACATTTATACGGAAAATATTTTCCCTGTAATTCTGTAATAAATCTATCCGTATCATGCTTAACTCCACGCATAGCGAAAAATAGTTTCATTGTAATTTTTTTAGTTCTTCTTTCAAAGCAAAAAGAATAACCTCTCCTTCGTCAAGATGTTGTTTAGATTTTTTTAAATTATCTTTAGAAGTTTCTATACTTTTTTCAATTTCTTTAATGCTTTCTTCTAATAATTCTTTATCCATGTTTAGCTATGGCATCGGCAATAGGAGTTCCTTTCCAAAAATCTATTGCAGCCTTTTTTTTAATTTCTTCCTCAGTATGTTGCTCCCAGGGAATATTACCCCCAGCTGTTGAACCTAAAAGTCTTGAAGTTTCAACTTCTCTTAAT